GTACAGAATGCAGATATAGAAAAAAGATTTAAGACGATTGAAAAAGTAATTATACCATTTTTGTATAATTTACAAAAGACTGATGAGCCTTACATACATTGGCCTAATAGAGGTCCGATCATTAAGGCACAAATAGAAAAGTTACTTAAACTAACAAGAGGATAATTTATGAATTTTAAACAATATCATAAAGAATTGAAAAAACAAGTGAATGTAGTAGAAGAAAAAAGAAATACTGATAGAACATCATCATCTTGGTATGAACTCAAGGAGTTAAAGAAACAAAAACTAAAAACAAAGGATCAATTAAATGAAACTAAGCAATAATTTTTCCCTAAAAGAAATGGTCAAGAGCCAGACAGCCGAGAGAAAAGGGATTAACAATAACCCGAGTGAAGATCATATGAACAATTTAAAATTGTTATGTGAGAATGTGCTCCAACCTGTGAGAGATCACTTTGGTAAGGTAGTCACGGTGAGCTCAGGTTATAGATCGCCAGAATTATGCGAGGCCATAGGGTCATCTAAAAATTCACAGCATGCGAAGGGTCAGGCAGCTGACTTTGAAATCTTTGATGTATCTAACCAAGAACTAGTCATTTGGATTGACAAGAATTTAGATTATGACCAGATGATTTTGGAGTTTTGGAAAGGTCCAGATGAGCCAAATTCAGGTTGGGTGCACTGTTCGTATAAAGGTGAAGGTAATAGAAAACAATTACTGAGGGCCTATAAAGATGACGGTAGAACAAAGTACGAAGAATACAAATACTGAACGCCCAACGAACTTAATAATATGTTTATGAAGTATAGGGCAACCTAAGGGTTGACAGATTGCCCATATTATGATATACTATGAATAGTACAAATATGAAAGTGAAAATACAATGGCTAAAAAATTTAATTTTATAGATTTAGATAAATCAAACTTACCTGTCACTAAAGGTAAGAAGATAGATGGCTTCCGTTTCTATGATATAGACGGTAAGGCATACCCCTCAATAACGACTGTATTAGGTATACAGAAGAAAGAACAATTACAAGACTGGCGAAACAAGATTGGCGAAGGCGCTGCCAATTGGGAAATGGGTAGAGCGGCTAGACGAGGTAAAGCAACTCACACATTGATAGAACAATATTTAAAAGGTCTAACACCAAGTGAACGTAGCGTATTACCACTAGGTCTCTTTAGACTAATCAAACCATATGTAGATCAAATTGACAACATACATTGTTTAGAGACAATTATGTATAGTAAGAAGTTGACAATCGCTGGTCAGGTTGACTGTATCGCTGAATACAATGGTAAGTTATCAGTAATAGATTTTAAGACTGCGAACAAAGAACGACAAGAAAGCTGGATAGAAAACTACTTTATGCAGACTACAGCCTATGCTCAAATGTATGAGGAGATATTCGGAAAGAAGATAGAACAAATTGTTATTTTACTTGCATCTGAAGATGGTTCCACACAATCTTTTATAAAAGAAACCAAGGACTATATGACGCCTTTGATGAAATCAATAGACGACTTTTATAAATATTATGAGAACTTAAACAAAGATAAAATCAAGCAAGACAAATAGAGCCCATATTTTATCATAGAGGGCTAAATGAAAAAAATATTAATATCAATCTGTCTACTGTTTGCAACAATAAGTTATGCTGAAGAAGAATTAAAAAAGTATAATTTTATGATGATGTCTTACCCAATGATGTGTGGTAGTCCAGAAGATGTAAATAGATATATTGCTGATAATAAATTTACGGCTATAAACGTAAGTTTCGGTAAAGAAAGTGCCAAAGAAGATGGCGATATTGTATTTGCAATAACTTATTACATCAACGATAAACATCAGACACTAGCGGTAGCAGAGGCACCAAACGATCCATTTAAGTGTATGATATACCATACATTTGATATGCAGATGAACACTAATTTATTAGGAAAACAGACTTGACTTTTTAGTCAAAGTGTGGTATAATTTAAGAGTCGACAAAGGGCGTGGAAGCTAGCGTGGAAACGCCCACTATATTATTAGGAGGATATAATGACAGATAGTGACGAAAAACAAAGAGCGCTTGACGCCACAATGGAAAATGAACATCAACCACCAAGTCCGATGGTTCAGATTTCATTAAAAGAATACGATAAGTTAAAAGAAAAACAACACTTCATCACAGACAAATCTCTAATAGACATTATAGACAATATGGAAAGGCTTGTAAGAGCTTTACGAAAACATATTGTGCGAACAGATATATAATGAATAGTAAAGAGTTTAGCCTAAAGATAGAAGGTATAGTGAAAGAAAAAAAGATTTCACACATGGATGCTGTTGTTTGGTATTGTGATGAGAATGGTTTAGATACAAGTCAAGTATCATCACTAATATCCAAATCACTAAAAGAAAAAATTAAATTAGAAGCAACCAATTTAAGAATGTTAAAGACACCACCTGGTGGTGTATTACCTATATGAAAGAGTTTGATTACAAATTAGATTATAAGAATACTTTGTTTAGACCAAACGACAATAGATATAGAATAGGTCGTGGTGAACAAGGTGTATTATTGGTTAGACCATACACAGAAGTTATCTGTAGACATTGGCGATTTAAAACTCTAAAAGAAGCCAGAGTATCATCACAAAAAATATTTGATATGTATTTAGATTATAGAATACAAAAAGACTTTGTTGGTATGGATATGTGTAGAAAGTTTTTAGAAATGGGTTTTACGAGAGCCAGAAGATACGCCAATCACAAAGACGGTAAGAAGTATGGTAAAGATGGTAAAGTATTACCACAAGAGAAAGATTGGGCGACAAGTGAGAAGGCGAAGGCAGCTAAAAGATTTAAAGTGTTTAGAGATTTAGTCACGCAAGACGAGTTTTATATAAGTATGAGAAAACAATGGCGAGATAAAGAGAATGTACGGAGGATTTGATGTTTACAAAACTTACTTGGCAGTCAAACTACACTTTGCATCTGATACATATGACTATTATAAGTATGGTGGCAAAGTCAATGCGAAACTTGAAACATTTACAAAACGGAAAGATAGATACTTTTTTCACAAACTGAGTACAAAATATGCAGAGTCTGATATACTTGATTTCTTTGTTGCTAACTTTCTTGCAGATAGCAAGAGATGGATTGGTAATCTGTTGGCAAATGATGGTAGAGGGGTTTACTTGGATTATAAAAAACGGAAAGAATCCTTTATATACCATTTTAAACAGGACTGTGGAGCTATTCATAGTGACTTTAATAGGAGGAATATTTCTTTTGACGCTGGGTTTTCTGTACCTAGTGGACAGCATCCACGAATGTTACGTTTACTTATTCAAAGGAAAGTTAGTTACCAGACCGCGGTCGTGCTTAATCACTTTCTGCATTTTACTAAAAATTGGGATAAAGAGATTACCGAGAAAGTTGTATGGCCTGAAATCTCACTTAAGGTGGCCAGAGTAAAACCATTTATAAACTTTAATGCGACAGAGTGTAAATTAATTATGAAAGAGATATTTGTCAATGGCTAAAACAATATTTTGTATAGGTAATGGTGAGAGTAGATCACCAGTAGATTTAATCAAATTAAGACCACAAGGCAAGATATATGGCTGTAATGGTTTGTACAGAGACTTTACTCCAGATGTTTTATGTTCAGTTGATGGACAAATGATGCACGAGATATATCACAGTGGTTATGGTGATAAGAATGAATTATGGTTAAGAGATTGGAATCCTATTCCAGGTGTGACATACAATTTGGTCGTATATGCTAACCTATCACCAAGTGAGATAGAGATTGCTAAGAAAAATTTTAAGATATATCAAAATGAAAGAGGTGATAGACAAGAGTTTGTATTTCATGGCTCTAACATATCTGGTAAGGTAGGTATAATAAGAAGAATACAAGGTGGTGAACAAATAGAGAGTAAACAAATTGACCACTCGGGCACTTACATAAGTTGGGTAAATCCTGATGATAAATCACATACTTACAGCGAGATAGGTAAAGATAGAGGTTGGTCATGTGGTCCAATGAGTGGTTTAGTAGCGATACACCAGAACAAAGATTTAGAAGAATTATATATGATAGGACATGATTTAAAAAGTTTTGATGACAATATAAACAATATGTACAAGTCAACACCAAACTATGCTGACGCAAAGAATAAACCCATACCTGATGTCAATTGGGTCAATCAATGGAAAGAGTTGATGATGGAAAACCCTAAAATTAAATTTATAAAAGTAAATCCAAGAGGTATAAAAGGTGGTGATCCAGTCAATAACATGGTGCCAGAATGGAGAGTCAAAAACATAGACTATATAAACTTTGATGAACTAAACAAGAGATTTAACTGCGTATCAGGGTTGACAAATGGTCAATAATCTGTTATATTAGAGCTTAATATGTTTGATAAAATAGTATATAAAATATTAGACACAATTGTGGATTGGTGTGAACGTTATAGAAATTATAAAATTAAGAGGTCTTTACCAAAAGCAACCTATGATGAACAGGCTAGAAAAGATGAGCTAAAAAAGTGGGCGAATGAACGTGAGAACTCTTATAAATAAAAATGATACCGATTATACAGGTAACACAAAGACAACGAATACAATAATACAAGGAGAAATACGATGGACTTTGAAACATTAAAACAATCGTCAAGTAATTTTGACAAACTTACAAAAGCCATAGAGGCTAACCTCAATCCTGAGGACAAAGAAAAGAACAAATCCAAATACCAAGACGACAGATTTTGGAAACCAGAACTAGATAAAACTGGAAATGGTTTTGCTGTAATTAGATTTTTACCAGCGCCAGAAGGTGAAGACTTACCTTGGCAAAGAGTATGGTCACATGCATTCCAAGATGTTGGTGGTTGGTATATTGAAAACTCACTAACAACACTAGGCCAAAAAGATCCTGTGTCAGAAGAAAACACTAGACTTTGGAATACTGGTTTAGATAGTGATAAAGAGATTGCTAGAAAGAGAAAAAGAAAATTATCTTACTTCTCAAATGTTCTAGTGGTATCTGATCCTAAGCATCCAGAGAATGAGGGTAAAGTGTTCTTATTCAAGTTTGGTAAAAAGATATTTGATAAGATTACAGAAGCGATGCAACCAGCATTTGAAGATGAACAACCAATCAACCCATTTGATTTTTGGAAAGGTGCAAACTTTAAACTAAAAATTAGAAAGGTAGATGGTTATTGGAATTATGACAAATCTGAATTTGAAGGCGTGTCACAAATCAAAGAGAGTGACGATCAAATCAAAACGATATGGTCTACTCAACACCCTTTAAAACCATTTCTTGCACCCGATAATTTTAAAACCTATGATGAACTCAAAGAGAAACTGAATAGGACAATTACAGGTGTACGAAGCGCAGATACTGCTGATAAAACAGACCTCCCGCCTCAAAACGGTAGTGCTGCGAAAAGTAATAGTGTGACTTCTACGGCTAGTGATGACGAAGATGATACTTTGTCATATTTTAGTAAGTTAGCCGAGGAGTAATTCTCTCTCAACACTACAAACTTTAAGGGGGTCGTAGAAATACGGCCTCCTTTTTTATTATAAATATTGGTATGGCGATCAGTATATTAGACCCTTTAAAAGACAAACAAGGTGGCATTCGTAAGAGTGTTGACTGGTATAGAAAAAATGTGGCAGATTTAAGTAATAGAATTACTGCAGCTGCCCTTATGAGATCAGGTAAATTAAATGGGATTCCTAGTAAAGGTAGATTAAATTTCTTCTTTTATGACCCTAAATATAAACAGGTACTACCTTTATATGATAGGTTTCCACTTGTATTACCTTTAGAGACAATACCTGGTGGGTTTATGGGTTTAAACTTCCACTATATTAGACCAGTGCAACGAGTTAGTTTGTTAAACAATCTACAAAGATTTGCCACAGGTGGT